ATTTTTCTCTGATTTAATATTGCTAAATTTGTCTTATCTTCATAATCCTTATTTAATTTATTTATGTCTTCTTGCATTTGTGTGCGATCAAAAGTATTTTTTTCATTCGCTATTTTTATATGTTCCTCTAATGCTTTTTTATCTAATACTATTTTTTCATCAATGGCTTTCCTAAAATTTGTATAATCTTCTTGCCAGACTTGTTTTGCAAATGCTACTCTTTTTAATTCAGACGATACGAATTGGTCATTAAATTGTTCAATTGTTTTTATTCTTTTTTGAACAATCGCTGATTCATCGGCTTCAGCCATAGCTTTATGTTTTGTTTTTGCTTCAACTATAGCCTGTCGTTCCATTTCTGCGGTAATATTTTTTCTTTGGATTAAAAGATCCCTTGCTTGAGCAGAAGCTTCACTAGTTTTACCTGTGAATCCAAACAAATCATTAAACCAATCAGATTTTATAGGGCCTTCATTAGCCATTTCTTCTATTGATCTTTTATAATTTCCTGTAAATTCTATTATTTCTTTATTAACTTTTTCTAAATCTTCACTCAAGTAAGAAAGTGCAGTTTTTGGCTGTACTGAAAGGTTATAAAATTGAAGAAGTTCTTTCCAATATTGTATAACTTTAGGTAACTGTAATCCTTCAATGACTATCTTCCCTAAAGATTCTTTTAGTTCATCGAAATTGTTTGACATGATTGCGATTTTACCGGAGAAAGTTTCGGCATCTTTTTGCGCCCTGCCTCCCCAATGCTTTTCCGCAAATGTCAATACCTCGTCGAGAATCCTTGTTTTAGGGATATTTTTGTCTATTGCTAAACCATATCTTGAAAATCCTACGGTAATACCTTCGGCGGCCTTAGCGAACAGCATAGCCGATGTTTCTAGGTCTTTTCCTGTGGCAGTAGAAAAATCCATTACTGCTTGTGTCACTCTTTGCAATTGGCTTGGTAACACATTACCAATTGACATGAGTTTTTCCATGACACTCATTATTGCTTCATCACCGAACCTAGTGACCTGCTGTAAACTTCTTGCTAATGCCATAAGGTTTTCACCCATATATTTGGATGAATTACCTTGTAAAAGCATTGCATCATTAAGGCGCTTTATCGCATCTTCTTGTTCCTGCGCAGATTTTATAATTGCTTTGAATGAATCAATCAAGGGTCTGAATGCAAAAAACCATACTAAAATCATGTTACGCATTGATCCAATTTTTCCAGCTAAATTCCCTATTTCAGTGCCCATAGTGCGGGCATGACGGCCACCTTGAGTCATAGCCGTACCCATCTTATCAAGATCAAGTGCAGTTTTTGCACCTTCTGATTTAACTGCAATCCCGAATTTCTTCATAGATGCGACCATTGAATCGGTAGCGGCTATCCATTTCCCGGTCGCATCGTCTTTGAATGATAAATATACGGTATTTTTAGAATCAGGCATTATCGTTCTCCTGAAAGTTTTTTACTATTTTTTTCTCTATTATCAACTTCTGCACTTTCGAAAATATCAAATATCTGTAGTAACTTTGCCGGCTGTTTCATTATTCCCCCGGGAAAAAATAAATGCCCTTTCTTATAATAAGAATAATACCGTATATACTCGTTTACTTCTTGAGGTATTATCTTCGCAGGGCATCTGTCTAGTGGCTTTCCATCCACTAAGTATGGTTGTACTGGTGTACTATTACAACCACGGAATTTTTTTTGTGTTTCATTACAATCATGGCAGCTCAAGCCGAGCGATGATACCTCGACTGCCAATTCTAGTTTTTTCTCGTCTCCTCATCCACCTGGTTGCCGCGCCAAATAACGCTTGCAAGCTCATGGATTATATCGAGGGGAATCATCTTTAAAATAATATCATCAACAACTTCTATATCCTGTCCAAACATTGTTGTTTTTATTGTTTTAAACTCAACTTTACCGAAGTTTCTAAATCCTTTAAGTCCAGAACGCACAATACCAAAATCAGGATGTTCTGAAAGAACTTTTTGTTCTACCATAGGAACACCTTCTTTAATGGAGAAATTAGCGAATGAACTTATTAATTTTGACTGAGTAAAAGAATCAAGGCATCCTATGATCCATATAGTAGGATTCTCTGATTTTTTATCATTAGTTGCGATATATTCTTTATTCAGCCCGATTACTAGGGGATCAATCATTTTTTTTCTCCTTATACTTTTAAATTCAAATACTTATGCGATGCCTTCTGCAATCGCTCATTTATCCAACGGCTCATTCTTGCATCAATCCATTCTTGTCTTTGTGGTGAAATCCCCATAAAACGCCTGATGACTCTGGTAAATTTATTCACTCCTTGTTCCTGATGAATAATACCCAGTAAATCTCTAGAAGGATTACCACGGGGTATTATTCCTACTACCGCCACATTATTGACTACTTTGTAAGCGTGTATGGCATTAAGCATAACACCTGTGCGTTCTAGAGGAGGTTTCCCACCATATCCTAATCTCTTTTTATCGTTGATTGTTTTTCTGGCAAGTTTAGCCAAGGGAGAACCTGTTTCAAAATCAGTGCTTTGCCTGATATTCTTACGGCAATCATTTGCCACCGCTTCGCTTATTTGAGTAAGCGGAACGGTGGCATTAAGAAAATCAGGTATTACAAAATCACATTTGATATCAACTGTGAAATCACTTGGCATTTAAACTCCATTACACAGAAGTCGAACTCGATGAACTCGAACTTGATCTAGAACTAGATGAACTCGACATCGAGCTAGACGAAGAAGAACTCGATGACGATGTTCTCATAGTGATTACGATTTCGTCATTACCCGCATCGGAGTTCTTGCAGACTTCGCATGTCGCATTCAACATACGCAGACCAGAACGATCTCCTTCTTTTAATCCCGTATAACGGACAGCAGGCAAAGAGAATTCAATGCTGTTACCATTACCATCATTGATTATCACACTTACTGCCGCTAATGTCCTTGCCATAAGCTTCAGATAGAAATCATGGCTTGTTACTGCCATTAATTCAGGATCAAATGAAATGATCGGATTCCTTCCCGTGATCTTGGTAAAATCAATACCACTAGGATCAGACGGCAACGGGGAAACAACTAATTCATTCTGCAAATCAATCGTGAAATTATCAAGCACCAATGTGCTTCCTAAAATCGTGATCGCAGCCCCCATAAACATAAAAGGAACCTGCACAGGGTATGTAGGAGTAAGCATCGTTTGGTCTGAATGCTCTGAATATTTCCCCTGCATATTGAATTCGCAGAAAATAGGTTCTCCTACTTTCATAGCGATCTTAACATTACCCGCGCATCCAAGCATGGTCTTCCTAAAACCATCTTCATATTTTGCTATTGTAGCAGTAGGGAACCCGCTTGACATCATAGTATAGATATTCGATACTCCTACACTCAATGTTTCTGTAAGGCCACAACAACGCAAAAAAGGAGTGATAGGCAATGTAGTGCCTTTACCCCCGCTTGGCGGACCCATAAGTTCTGCCTTGAATGTCAATTCAGCTTTCCTAGCTCCAGGCTCTGAACCAAACCTTGACATATGTTTCACCACGGGGTTTCTCTTAAACTGTTCAGGAACAATGTCTAAAATAGGCTCATACGCCAATATTGTCGCTTCTGATCCGGTTAAGGTGACGGCTTCACCGTTTGTGGTTTCGATTTTACCTGCTAACTGGCCTATCCTTGCTATTTTACTGACTGGACTCATACATCCTCCTTTAGAATATCCTTCGTTCTATGACTGAAAATCTTATCTCAACGCTATGGCAGAGAACTAAGCCTAAGCGAACCATTGTAATCGTGCCTGCAACAGGCATAACTAATATATCACATACTCCACTCAATGTGGGGTTGTTCATAAATTTGCGGCACACAGGTTCTACATATGAATCCTGGAACACTTTGTCGCTTTCTAGCGAATCATCTAACGCATAAAATCCCCGGATAGTAAAATCATGGGTAGGAACTTCAATCCCCCCTGCGCCACCATGTTCAGTCCTAGAAAAAGAATTCCTTTCTATCTCCCATGTATTTATCTTCTTATCCCTTACAAAAAGATCCTTGTAAGTGGCAAGGTCGTTGCAGTACCTTTTATAATCATACACTGTACCTATATCAACAGTAATGACTTCCTCTATTAAGTCTTTTATTTTTGCTCTGATTATGCTTAATGACATGATTTTTAAGGCAGGAAGATAGACTACGGAGTATCTTGTGGAGAGTCGTCTATCGCCGCCTTTTCCGTTAACTTTGTGCTGGGGAGTTAGCGCTGATTACTTGGATGGGTGAGATAATCTTCACCCCAAGGATAGACAATATCGAATTCCTTCATTATCGTTCCGGCTTGTGCCGCACCACCAGCGCCTTTTCCAGAATCAGAACCTATACCCATAAAATTAGCGTATTGGGAAAACTTTTCTTTTGCTAAAGCAGCATAGGTATCTGATTTTCGCTGGTAGTCGATCACATCCGCATCGATTGAAGGATTCGTTGTCTGCGCAAATTTTGCCGCAAGCGCCCAGAAACAAAGCCCGGCAGTTAAAGTTATAACTGCCTCTGTATCGTTATCAGGTATCGTATTAGTCGTATCATTTAAAGTGTGAGGCACTATGTAAAGCAGTCTTGCTTTTTTCCCACTAGCAGGAACGAATGTTCTGAAACGTATAAAAGTAGCTACGGTTGACATACTTTCCGTCCTTAAGCAGAACTGCTTGAACTTGAACTAGAGCTAGAAGAAGAAGATGATTTTTTAAAAAATATCCATTCTTCGTCTTCAATATATTCTGGATCTTGGTAATCATCCGCTGGATATTCAATCTTTCCTGTAATACTTGAAAATCCATCTACCCAATCTTCGGGGAGAGCAAAATCATACGCAGTACCATCCCCGGTGATTTCATGGATTAATTCTAGCGGCCTATCTTTGGAATAAAGAAGTACAGCCTGCGCCAGGAGTCTATTCTGGTCATCAGGCTGTAATTCTTCTGCGGTATCTTGCAGGGCAGTTTCCAACCTAGAAAGAAAATCCTCTTTAGTCATACTCATTGCTTAACTCCTACGGAGATAAATATCCGCTTGCACTCGAACTCGAAAAACTAGAGCTTGAACTGCTTCTAGAACTGCTAGAACTAGAACTAGAACTGCTAGACGATATGCTAGAAGAACTAGAACTAGAAGAACTAGATTTCGAACTTGAGCTAGAACTTGAGCTAGAACTTGAGTATGTATTAGTAAGAGGAACTGATCTTCCCAGGATTTGAGCTTGTTTACGAAATGCCCTGATAATGACACAATCTTCTACGATTGCATCATATGCACCACAAGCAACATTTTCGCAGATTAGCCCTGCGGTGGTACTACTTTTAAACGGACATTTATAAGCTGGGGCTGACACAGTTATCTCCTTCTATGTTAGGTACTTGAACTGCTTGAACTAGAGCTTGAAATACTTGAACTGCTAGAGCTAGAGCTTGAAATACTTGAACTGCTAGAGCTAGAACTAATACTAGACGAACTAGAACTAGAGCTGCTTATAGAACTAGAGCTAGAACTCATACTAGAAGAACTAGAGCTAGAACTACTAATAGAGCTAGAGCTACTAGAGCTAGATGATCCTGCGCCAGTAACATTAGGAGATAACGCATACCAATAAGAACCATCGCACCAGAATTCTACAGTTTCATTGGTTCCTATACTTACATTATCATAATTAGATCCACCACCACCATACCCACCAGAAACATACACAACGCCTTGAGCTACTGAATAAACAAGTATACTCACTCCTTCTAAGGCAGCAGATGCCGCAGGCAAAGTCAGAGTAGCGTTATTGCTTAGTTTAACAAATGAATATCCGCTTTTCAGGATATCCGCTTCGGTAAGAGAATAATCGGCGGTTTTGGTAAGTGCAGTTCCTCTTCGCTGTGCTATAAAATATTTGAATCTTGTTAATTTACTCATCAATACCTCCTTAAATGTTAAGTATTTTTCAACTTAACAGCTACGCCTAAAGGCTATCGCCATTAAGAGGCTCCAACTGCTTCTGACATTGCGTACCAATATGATCCGTCGCACCACGCACGAATTGCACAATACGCCCCAGGAGTTACTGTATCATAACTTCCACCACCACCACCAAACCCTGCGGCAACTGCTACTTTACCAGATGCATTGTTGCAGAAAATAATCAGCATAACACCTGTTAAAGAAGATGCAGCTGCGGGAAGTGTGAGTGTAACTGCACCACTTACTTTAATGAAACTATACCCGTCGGTAAGGATGTTTGCTGCGGTAAGGGTTGTATTACCAGTTATTGTTTTTGTAGTTCCACGGAGTTCTGCGACAGAATATTTAAATCTCGTAACTTTGCCCATGCTACCTCCTTAATTGTTAGGTATTTTTCAACCTAATAGCTGTGCTGGGGAAGATTACTCTCCCCCAGCCATCGCCATTAATTGTGGTTAAGATACTATTGCACCAGCAAAGGCACGGAAATCAACCACCGCTCCGCCATATTCATGGCGAACTTTATAGCGAATGGTGTCATACACGAACACATTGCCCTGAGTAGGCTGATCTTGAACCAATAATTCAGGATCTTCCTGACCATTCAAGAAACCTACTTCAATACCCTCTACATCACTGAGTGCCGCTGAGAGATAATAATTATTCTCATCGCCTCTCAAGTAAGGGCTTACCTGCACATCAAACGAATCACGGATGGTATTCATCCCATTCTCTGCGTTCTCAGGATTCTTCTCGGATGTCTTTAATGCAAGAGCAGTTCCGCGAAGTCCTCTAGGAACCCAAAGCGTAGGATTCTGTATTGCGAGAACCTGGCTTACTTTCCAAACACCTACAGTAGCTAAATGTTGCGCATCAGTCGTACCGTAGATGCCACGGGTAATCGTCAAAGTAGCACTTCCATCGGAAGCATCTACTCTCGCAATTTCGCCGTCCATCCAGATTAAATCACCCGCTTTGAAAAATGCAGCGGTTGTTGCCGTAAGGACTAGTGATGTCGCATTAGCTTCGAGCTGAGTTGCAACAAGGGTTTTATACCCCAACTCACACTGATAATACATCCCATCCAACAGCGTTGATAGGTTGTCATACCCTAATGCACCAGTGGCATAATTCTTATGCGCGGCAACATACAGAACAGCTGAATCGTAAATAGTCGCGGCATTGATACCAGATGCATTGTATCCTAACATCAGATCGAATACAAACTGGTTCAATGTGTACGCAGCTGCCTTGCCGATTTTCTGAGGAATTCCACCAAGGATCTTCAGATCATCGTCGATGATCATCCTGCGGGTTAAAGTCACCATGCCACCTTTTGTCATGACGGCATAGGTCGCTTCCTCGTCAGTCGGGAATCCAAGTTCCGGGTAAGTAGGAGTCGCGGAATCAATTGGAGTTCCTGCAACAGTTCTGCCTGCCTGAACGGTAGGCAACACACCGAATCCACCCCAGCGGATCCTCTCTTGGAGTTTGAAGTCCTTGATAGGAACGCTACGGGCAATTTTCTGCCAAAGCGGATCGATCTTCTTATACTCAGGGAGCATCCTTCTCTGCATTGAATATCCTAATGCATAGGTGAACGATGTTTCTGTCGCTTCGTGCAATCTTGCGATTGCCTTCGGTCCGATATGCCCAGTGATCATCGGGTCATCGGTATAGGCAACATAGGCTTCACGCAATGAAGTAAATCCTTCGATATCCTTATAATTCTCTTTTTCTGCATCCGTCGGCTTATGGCCTAACATCAGATCCATAGATGCCTGCAAACGGGTCACTGGTTCTCTCTCGACGAAAGCACCTTCAGCCCCGCCGCCAAGATCAATCACGGATCCACTCTCGACTAATTTCGCAAGCGTATCCTGTTCGACCTTGATGGATTCTTTTAACTCGGCCTCTTGGAATATTTTGTTATTGAATGAATTGCGGATCTTGTTTTTGATAGGAACGGGAAGATTCGATTCGCCTAATGCAAGCTCTAAAAGTTCTTTGCATTCGCGTTTCTTCATCTTGCTGTCCATCTCGACCATACGGGCTTCGAGATCTTTATTCTTTTTTGCTAACTCTTCCTGTGCTAATTTCGCTTCGGCGGCTTTCTTTAATTCCTCAGCTTCTTGTTTCTTGACCATCTCAGCTTTTTTCTTTTTCTCTTCAGGTGACATACCATCACCACAGCCTTCTTTGTCTTTCGATTCTTTTGCTTCAGCTTCTTTGATCAAAGAACCTAAAAGAGTTTCCGCTTCAGCGTATTTCTTTTCTTTCACATTTGCCAGGATCGATTCGATCACTGATGTCTTGTCAGACTTTTTCTCTTTTGCATCGTTTAAAACTGATTCAAAGATTTTAATTACTTCCTCTTCGGTGATGTTTGCGACATCGACGCTTTCCAATAATTTCGGGTTCCAAGCCTTTAAGGCTTCCAAAATTTTGTTAAACATTTGTTCACTTCCTCCTTGTTTGTTTAAACTTTCAATAAGCTGTAACAAGCCTCCGCCTGCGGCAGGCTGTGTTACAAAATCCGTGCTAAATACTTTAGTAATCCCATTGACTACGGTTATAGGCTGTCCGTTCAGCATACGAACACTAGATGGTCCCTCTGCATTTATTGATAAACCAAGAAGGTTCTTCAACCCTTTTTTCCATCCCTCGACGAGTAACTTCTTTAATTCAGCAACACGATCGTTTTCGAGAAGATGCAATTGCCCGGTAAGACCGGTAACTTCTCTGCCTTCTACCTTGACAGTTTCGTATTTTACATCATCAAGATATCCAGCAGTCTGCAAAGGGAACCCTTCTGGCCGTATTTTCTCTACCGATAAAGGAATGTGATCGAAATGTTTTCCTTTCCATTCATAAAAACATACTTTCGATTTTTCGAACAGTGGGATTGAATTGGTGAGAGCTTCTTTAGAATAATACTTTCCATTCTTAGAAAGCCCTTCTTCTATGATGATAACTTTCCAGGTATCACCTGATTCAGAACTTTCCAAAAATGGAACAATACCAAATTGTAGGAAGGGATTCATTAAATAATCGCTCCAGCGAATTCTTTTGCGATACGATTAATAAAGATCTGTCTGGTTTCTTTATTGCTCGGTTCGCTCGCCGGCTCGAATAATATTGTCCTTATGTCATGCTTTTTTAACCACGATTTTGATTCTTGTGCGGTATATTGATTTTTATCAAACCTATAGGATTGGATTTTCATAGA